TGTAATGAACACACTTCAGAAAATCAATGTTATAGGCTAATAATGCAGAACATTGACTATTTACTCGGCTTGATCCAGCGCTGTTTTGTTTCGTCCCACTGAGTAAGACCGGAACGCTGGAGAAATCTCCTGTCAGCTTCCGAAAGCTCATCCCACTTCTGCGTCTTTTTCTCTTTCCGTTGTCCCGTTTCGCCTCCACTCGCAGAACGGTTTTGTTTTGAAAATGCCGCTTTGCCAAGTTCTTCAAGCTGTTTAGAGATAAGCCCCTTATTTGCTATGAAGTAAGCGTTTTCAACCCGTTCTTTCAATGAACCCGTGGAAGCCACGGAATGTTCCAAGTGGTGCAAGATGAGTTTTTTCTCATCCTCATTGCGAGACATACCGCTTACAAGCTCGTCAATGCGTTCTTTTTCTTGTACAAGAGCAAAGCGCTGGTTCTCCTCACGAATTATCCGGCGCGTGCGCTCATCAGCTTCTTCCTCCGTTTCTTTCTTTTCTTCTTCCTGTTCGTTCTGTGATTTCTCGTATCTCTTGCTTGCAAGAACGTGCTTTGCTTGTTCCAGTTCGCGCTGTTTCTTTTCAAGCTCCGTTTTGTAATAGTCAATGTCCTGTTTTGAATCGCCTTCCGACTTTTCTTCAGGCGTTTCCTCTTTTTTTTCTTCCTCCGAAGTTGAGTCAGACTTCTCTTTTGTATCTTCGTCTTTCTTTTCCATAACGTTATCGCATTAGGCATGCGTGGCCGTTTTATTTGTAATCGCTTTTATCCCAAGCGTGGGGCATAAAAAAGAGCCGCGCTTGGGCGGCCTTACGGGACGTTCAACCGGTAGTGGGTCGGTTGAACCTCCTAAATGGACGCCCAACGCCAACCCCACTACTGGTCGGCATGCTCTTTTTTTAATCTTTGCAATGTTCTCTCAATAATGTTGAGGACATGTAATCCGGCTTTTCCCATCAGTAAATCGTTGTTACTCTGTTCTTTGTAGTACATCTGCCTATTAAGCTGGTATTTCACCTCGCTTGAAAGGATGTCCCATAAAAGAGAGTCAGCGAATACATCTGCGGATTGTCGGATTCGTTCCAGACGTTCTTCATCCAATGGCTTGCCTTTGTAATAATACTTACTGCCTTTGAGATAAAGAATGTCCTCCTCGGATATGGTGTTGAAAAGGTGCGCGGTAAGAAAGTTTATAAATCGTTTCCGTAACCAGAGTTTCATTTACGCTTAGGTCGTGGAAGTGATTCCACCTCTTTCCCGGACTTCTCATGCACCTTTTCCATTTGCGCGGCGGCTATCGGGTCATACGCGCCTATATAGGTGCTTGTATCTCCCTCAATGCGCCCGCCTAACTTCAGATATTCCTCTTTTACATGCTCATCTGTCATCTTATCTCCATGAGCTTTCTTTGCCGCTACTTTAGCGCGTTCAAATTTATCTTGATTGGTAAAATTCATGGTTATTTCTTTTTAGGTTTCTTAACGGCTTTTCCGACCTTTTTACCTTTTTTTCCGTAATTTTTATTTTTTGGCATAGTAATTTGTTTAGTTATTATATCATACCACGTTTTGGTTTATCATGCGATTCGCGGAACCATTTCCCGCGACTTGTTCAACCAACGCGCTTGTCCGACCTTTACGTTCACCCGATACCTCTTGTTGTACCGCGTTTTGTTTTGCCATATATTTGTCCACGTCTCCTTTCGCGAAGTTTTTAACCAAGAAATCCCGCGTTACCATTTGCTGGTCAACGAATGGATTTTGAATCATACGGTCATACGCTTCCAATCCTAATGCTTTCTCAAATGTTTCATTCTTAGGGAGTAATTGGTCGGCTTCCACGCGCAATTTGAATTTTAACTTTCGGAATAGATTTGGATTTACCTTATAAATACGCGCTTCCCCTTTGAATTTTCCTTCTTCTTCTTCCATGAGCCCAAAAGACTTTTGCAGTTTCTCCTCATTTGTCAGGTTGCGCCCCATAAACTCATCCGTAAACACAATTTTCTTGGTTACGTTCTTTCCGTCAATCGTATCTTCCCGCAAGAATTGGCGAAACTTTAGTCTCTGCATGCCTCCCAGTATCTCCTCGGCTTCGGCTACTGTTTCGTGGTGCAAGATTATATCAATCATCAACTCTCCGAATTCAACAACCAAACCTCCTATCATTTTACCGAATAATCCCAGTTCAATTCTCGCATTTTGTTCTTCTTTTGCTTTCTCAAAAGCAGTATTTGAACCTCCGGCAGACACCCCTAAACGGGTTGAATCTGTCCGTGATGTTTCACTCATTTGCTGTTCTATGTTTTGTACCGCGTTAAAAGCGGAAGCAATATCTTGCCGCGGAAGAATGGGGTCAACTTTCGTATCTCGGTTAAAGTGCGTAACCGCGCCAGGGAATACCACCGAGCCATCTATAATCTCGTCTCCCGATACCGATACGGGCATAAAGGTCGCAAGTTTTACCGCATTGAGAGACATGCGCCACATTTCATTTAGTATATCATCATCAGGAGCCAACTCAAACGCGGCTGATTTATAATAATAAAATCTTCCTTCATCTATCGGTTTATATCCTCGTTTCGCTTCCGGATATTTAGGGGCGTTCCGATTGTCTCGGTGTTTGAATGGATTGTTTTCTACATTTTCATCCCCGAGATACACGCCATTTACATACACTACCTCGGTGTCATCTGTTCTATTCCGGTAAGATACTTCTTCGCCCAACGTAGAAAGTTCTTCATCTTTTTGGTCATAAAACATCTCACTTCCGGGATCGTATAACTGTCGTATGCCGGGCTTTATGAAGTCCCAGTTTTCATGGTGTCCCCAGAGCGTTTCTAGTTCGTCATAATCAATATATTTTCGGCGCGCGGTAAACCTTTGTCTTTGATGATAGTGCTGGTACGGATTGGCAATAAGCATTTCTTCAACCGCTATGTTTGACGTTTGAAATCCAGATAGTATCTCATCAATGACATCCATCGTTGAAATCTCTCCATTATCCAGTTTTGTGCGTATTTTTTGCGTTACTTCGTTGTATTCCGCGCCTAGATACATGCAAGGATTCACCAGTCCTTGAATAATGGTAAACAGAAATGTCTGCTCATATGTTGAGTTCTCAATGTTCCAAGATATAAGCTCTTTGGCAATTTCTGCGGCATCCTTGTCTTCTTCATCCAGTTCATTCTGCGCGAATACGTTTGGATATAGGAGAGTCGATGTAACATGCGCCGCTATGCTTATTATCTTATTTCTGCTGGTAGCTCTCCGACCTATATATTGCCATACTTCATCGGGGTCTTTTGAGGGAGGAGAAACATATGTATTAAAAAGCCGCTGGTCTATATCCATGCGGGTTAGAATGTTCACGTCATTAAATTCATTAAATACGCGGTGCTGTATTTCGTTTCCGGTTTCTATGTCTTGCTTTACTTTTCGCGTGAAATCTTTTATCTCTTTCGATGGTTGAAAGAGAGATAAGGTCAAATCAACTTTTCCATTTTTTACGGGCAAATTTCCAATCATATAAAATCCGCCACTACTCGGTCATTACATTATACCATATTTTTATTCCATTCGCTAATTTGAATGGGTTCTTGTAAAACTTCTTCTTGTTCTAACTCATCGTCTGTCTTGCAATTATTACAATTCTCAATAGGGGCGTTTCCTTTTTTTATGTACGCCGTTCCGCATCTTCTGCATCTTATTTTACGATAGAGAGCCATAGGATTTCCATTGAGGACGATACTGTTTCATTTTCCGTTCTTCGTTGGTCATTTGTTCTTCTATTACAGCCGCGTATGAAAGTTGATCTGCCGCATGGGAAGTCCAATCATGATACGGATTTTCTTTGAACATTCCTCTTTTATCATCCCATTCCCTCCGGTATTGCAGTATAGCATCCAAAGCAAGCTGGCATTTCAGTTCGTTAATCCACAAACGCTGAAACATTATTTTAGCTTTGTCTATTCGTTCATCTACCGAAAGCATGGGAACAACTTCAAAATCAATTCCCAGTGTTTTCGCCGTATCTATCCGCGTTTTACCCGTTGCCAATTCTGTTGCTTTTATGTCATGCGGGGCAAAATGTTTTCCATACACATATTTTTTATTAAGGACTTTTGCTATTACTTCCGGCATTGCTTCATCTCCCGAACCTTCCAAGTAATCAATCCAGCGCATTTCGTTGGTTACGCGTTGATAAAATCCCACTGCCATATTCGCGCCTTTCCCCAAATCCCAGACAGTGTGTACTTTCAAAATCGGGTCATACGGGATAAGTTTTATCCTGCCTTCTCTGCGCGCTTCGGCTATCTCACTTGCATAATACGCTCCTTTTATGGCGGCTTCAAACGAGCAATGCCACTCTTGTTGAAACTCATCATCACTCATTATCTTTTGAGCGTCAGCAAGTTCCTCCTCTTTTATGAGCTTGGTATCTTCAACAGTAAGTAAAAGAGCTAACCACGCTTCGTCTTTTTTTCCTTGTTCGTAGAGACGGTAAAATTCATTTTTGCCTTTGGGGGTTCCAATCCAAATAGCATACCCGCCATGATCCGCAAGAGCGGGTCGTATAATTTCAGTAAATATGTTACTCGGCTGTTGGGAATACTCGTCAAAGACCACTCCCCAAAGTCCTATTCCTCTCAAACTATCCGGATTATCCGCGCCATAGAGCGTAAGTCTTGAGCCGTTTGGATATTTAACCGTAAGTTCAGATTCGTTGAATTCAACTTTTGGGATAGGTCGCGCGTAAAATTTTATAATGTCCCAACATACATTTTTTGACATTTTATATGTCGGAGAAACGTATGCGTAACGACTATTGGGAATAGTCAACGCGTCTCTTTGTAAATGATTTATTGCCGCAGTCGTTTTCCCCGCCCGCCGGTGTAAGACGAGCACCTTCCATCTCTTATCAGATTCATGTACATGCTTCGCCCATTCACGCGGCTTGTAAGGAATAATGACCTGTTGCGTGGTGGAATCGGACATGTTCTGAATTAGTCATAACTATTAAATTCTCCAAATTATTGTTTGTTTTGTCGTGGTCTATATGATGTACCATTTCATCTTTACGTTTGCCTATCCACTCTTTCTGCACTAGCTGTAAACCACAAGATTTACAGTTATGTTTTATAAATTTTATAATCCTCATTGCTCCCATTTGAAAATTATAGGTTCCCCTCCTTCATTCCCCTCATGTTTATTGATTCTAGGCAATAAAGTGGGAGCTAGTTTCAGAAGTAATTGTTTTTTATATACTCCCCACTTTTTCGATGCAGGAGTTTCATCAAGTGCCTCTATCAAAGCCGCTATACCTTTATTGCGTGCCGCACCTGAAATTTCTCTATCTTCAAACGAATGTCCGATTCTCTTTTTCATTTTATATAAACATTGACAACTTCTTTTTATTACCTTCTTATTTCTCTCTTGTTTACCGTCTCCATTTTTTCTCAATCATTGATATAGAATAATCTATCGCGTCATTCCATCCTTCATAATGCCATGCTTCGTGCTTGTCGTCATAGAACGGATTGTTATAGAGCGGATTGTTTTGATTATGGAACTTATCAAAACTGCTTGGAGGAAATTTCAAATTTCGCAATTCTTTAATGATATTATTTTGTTTGTTCTTTTTTAAGAATATGTAAAATTTGAAAACAAGTTTAAGAGTTAGAAGAAACGCGATTGAGTATACAACGGCAATTCCCGTGTTTCCTATATCAGGGCACCAGCTCCAAAAGCTTTCTACTTTCGTTATTTCAAATGTTTTTATCCATTCCATTATTCTTCTCCTATATACACATCTTCATTCTTCCGCAGTCCCAAAGTTTCCCGCAGTTTCTCTCCTATATCAACGTCTTTTTCTACTAGAATGGAATCAGAGGTTATAAGAATAGAAGCTACGGAACACGCGTTTGATAGCGCGGTACGAGTTACTTTCAGAGGGTCAATAACATTTTCTCCTATCTCAAGTTTTCCGCCTGCATTCTCTTGTATCTGTTCATACGGGGCTAGAAGTGCGTCTGTTAAGATGTTCTTGGGAAGTTTTTCCGCAACCTGTTTTAGTGCCAATCCACCTCCCTGCACATATCCTTCTTCTAATGCCGCTTTTGCCGCGTTTATGGTATCCTCAACTTTTAATTTCAAATATCCTGTTTCCACGTCAGTCAATGCTCCTACGCGGATGACCCCTATGCCAGAAGTTAAGGACGCGATACGCTGTGCTATCTTCTTTTTCCATATCGCGTCTTTTTCTAGTTTACTTTGTTCTTTCAACACTTCGGCGCGTTTCTTTGAATCTTCTGTTCCCGCGCCTTGAAAAATAGCCATCTGCCCTTCAGAGTTTACCACTACACGCTTTGCTTTTCCTAAATCGTCTTCGGTAAGGTTTTTCAATTCTAATCCTTTTACTTCCGAGAAAAACTTTGCTCCCACATACACCGCTACATCTTCTAGCTCGTCTCCGTCCTTTTCATTAAGCGTGGGGGCTTTTACAAGAAAGAGCCTGAATCCTTGACGCAAGAATTTCGCCGCGAAGACGATTGATGTCTTATCAAACTTGGGGGCTATAACTACTAACTGCCTCACTTCTTTTTTAATAAGCTTGTTGCAAAGGTTTGTGATGGAAACAAGGCGGTCTATACCTTCCATGTTGTAACTCGTAACTAATATACGGGGATTAGGGACGTCCATTTCTTTTCGTTCCCTATTCGTTTGCATAAATGTCTCAGCTAGGCGCGCCCGTTTTTGCATGCCTTCCACCACGTCGGTTTCTATCACTCCGTGGTATCCTTCTTCAACACCGACATAGCCTTCCGCGCCGACTTTCATAACTACATCCGCTATAACCGAAGCAATCTCCGGATTCTCCATTGAGCAAAGCGTAATCTTCTCTAAATCCTCTTTTGATTTTATCTTTTTACCTTGTTTTACGAGTTCAGTGTCTGCTTTTTTATATGCTTCGTAAATCTGTTTTTTATACTCCATGAGCGATGTTCCCGTATTGAGTTCCAAATCCGTATCTTCAACCGCGACAACGCTTTCTTCTATTTCATCAAAAACGGTTTTTATTATTTTTTGCGCTATAACGATAGCGGTTGTGGTTCCGTCGCCGGCAATCTCATTCGTTTTCTCGGCGGCTTGTACTAATATGCGGGCAACCAAGTTTTCTGCGGGATCGTCTATGCGATAATTCTTGGCTATAAATACGCCATCATTGGTTATACGAGGTGTTTTCCAGTCCCCACGGTCTACAAGAACATTCCTTCCGGCGGGTCCGAGCGTCTTACGCACTACATTTCCCACTTTATCAACCGCGCTTTTTATTATGGCTC